TTGTGACATACTCGACCAATCATGTCAAGCATCATTTCTAATACATCCGGGTCATTACATTGTTCTGCACCGAGACGCAAATATGCTGGCCCAGAAATTACGTATTCATATGTTCTCATTCAAACAGGCTTTCTAATGAAGAAGTTACTTCTTCTTTTGGTATAAAATTAGGATCTTTAGTCAAGTATGTGTCGTTGTCTGTATAGATTATATTATATTTAGACTTATTTGTCAATACACTTTTAACATCGTCGATAGCCAATTGTGATCTATTTAGTATCCGAATAAATTCTGCATATTTAATTTCCGAATATTCATTAATTTTTGCGGAGTCAGATCTAGCCAAAGATGTTTGATTGTAAGAATTTAGAAACTTTACCCATCTATCAGATGTTTGGAAATCCAAATGTTTAATATACTGCAAAGCATCATGGTTTCGTTGTTTTCGATCAGCAGCGTATTCGACTTTTAATGTTTCAGCAACTTCATTTAATGGCAACCGAATATAATATTTACTATCAAAATTTGTAACCCATTCAGATTTATCGATTACAATGCAGGGCATATGACCTAAACATTCAAAGAAAGTAAATGGATAATTTTCTCTTAAAGAGGGATTGAAGTGCACCTTAGCAGATTTGATAAAATCAACTTTTTCTTTGCCCACAATACTTGCTTTAATTTCATAATCCGTAATCCCTAATTCTGCAAGACGAGCTTCAAATTTCTTTTTGCCGTTAGCATTGGTCATAATTTTTGCAGGTAAGCCAGTCTCTTTAATTACCTTTAAAAATGCTTCGGGATTTTTACGATCTTCCCAACGACCAATATATAAGACACCTTTTTGTTCTGCATAATCGCCTGTGAGTAATTCTCTTTCAGACATAGGCATACTTAAATGTTCAACACTTACACCGCCATTATTTTTAATCTCGGCCACATTGCGGGCAGATTGTGTGCCAATATAACAGTTCTCAAGATTCATTAAATTATTAAAGAACTCATTACAACTCTCTAAAAACACACCTTTAAATTTTCTAGTATCACGGAAGACCATGCTTTCTTCGTGCGTGTATAGAACTACCGGAATATAATTATTAAGATCAAAACTTAATACTGCGGGCATTGCTTCTAATGAATTACAAACAACCATATCATAGATGTTAGTATGAAACGCATTCATAACTGCATCTCTGAAGTTAATCATCTTTTCAAAATTAATTGAATCTGTAAATGCAAATGTGCCAGTATGATTCTTATAAGACATGGCATTTTTGGGAGCAATTAGATTAGCCCCTAAAGATTCTACCAATTTCGCAAACTCATTTGTTGTAGGTTTGTCTGTAATAATATCAACTTTCCAGTTAATAGTATTTGCCATTTCAACAAAGCCCTTTGCAAATTGTCCGATGCCGCCGTGAGGAACAAGGTGTTGATCGCTAATACAAAACGCAACTCTCTTTTTATAAAGCCGCATATTACTCACCAAGAATTTTAATTAAGTGTTTTGTTTGATAAATCGCATCATCTAATGCGTTATGATATGTGCCTTCGCGCGCATCTGCAGGGATCCAATTAAACATTGCCTTAGCTGTTCTATAGCAACGATCATCCCAGCATTTCCACGGTGGTTCTCTACCTGTAATAAAATAAGCATTGCCTAAAATAGTATTATCAAATACTGCACCGTTTCCCCAAATAGGCAAACTCTTGGGACCAAACCACAATTCAAATTTATCAAGAGCTTCTTGTAATGAGATATTGTTTTTAGTTAATTCGCGCAATGCTTCTTTATTTTGTTTAGACCACCATTCAACAGTATCTTTAGAGATATGCATACCAGCTTCTTTGCAGCTAGCAAGATCAATCGTGCAGTAAAACTTATCTAAAATTTTACTGCCTTCAAACTTTACTGCACCAATTGAACAAATTGCTGCATTTGATCTTGTTGACATTGTTTCCAAGTCAACCATTATATTTACTGTCATTTACATCCTTGTCTAGCAATCTGATAAAATTCATTTCTTACTGCTGGATCATTTTTAAAACCGCCGCCTAGACGAACTGTTACTGTTGAGCTACCTGTATCTTCAACACCTCGAGATTTAACACAGTAATGTTGCGCATCAATTAATACGGCAACATCTTCAGTCTCAAGAATATATTGTAGTGTGTGGAATACTTGTTCTGTTAGACGTTCTTGAATCTGAGGACGCTTACTAAAATATTCTACAATGCGATTGATCTTAGACAAACCAAGTACTCTAGTCTTTGGAACATAAGCAACAGTAGCTAATCCATCAATAACAACGAAGTGATGCTCACAATTACTTTGAACATTGACATTTCGTTCGCATACCATTTCATTATACTGCATTTTATTATCTACAGTAGTACATTTTGGGAATGCCTCATAGTCGAGTCCCCAAAAGATTTCATTCACATACATCTTAGCAACACGCTTAGGTGTTTCAATTAGACTATCATCTGTAAGATCTAGTCCAAGTGTTTTCATAATATCTGTAAATAAAGATTCGATTACATCAATCTTACCCTTGCGATCAATTAATTGACCTGTTTCTTTAATAGGAGTTTCGACTCCCATTTTAACTAGATGTTCGTGAACTTTAAGACCCAACTCGGGGTCGCATTTTGTTTTGTTATATGACATTTTAGAATCCTTCCTAACTCGGATATGATAATTGAAATTCGTTACCGTTGTGTAACTTTATTATTTATATTGTGTTCTTCTAACCATTCTGGCTCGCCGATATGATTAGGCCCCTTTTCTAATTGTTTATCTACTGCCCATTTAATTTCATACAATTTCTTTTTGATTTCAAATGTAGTAAATCCATCATTATATGGTGAAGAAAGTTCTCTTCCCATATCTTCAATATCCCATACAATTCTATTCATTATGTTCCCCATGCGTTTTTAAACAATGGAATTTGGAGTCTATCTGAATATCTCCAACCTTTTCGCATTGCGAGTTCTGCCACATTGCGATTATTAATAGAGTACAACTGCTCAGTACCACCGAGAGGCATAAGATAAACAGGACCCGAAAAACCAGCTTTACGATATGCATTTACTGCCTCTTCTGCTTCTTCTGCATCTTGTGGTGATGCGATTACAAATTTAAGATATGTGTATCCACACCATTCATAACCTGCTACAATTTCGGGGCAAATAGCATCTTCCCATTTTTCACCTGATACTGATAACTTAGGAGAGACTGAGAATGTTAAAGCATCTGCTCCTCTTTTAATTGGTCTAGTTTTATTACTTAAAGTCCAGTTTAAAAGATATTGTCTAAATTCAGCTGTTAACGGTTGTGTACCATTTGTTTCAAATGTTAGTTCCTTCAATGCTACCATTTTAGGATTATCTAATAATGTAGGATATTGTTTTTGCCAACCTAATAAAGGTTCACCCCCTGTAATTACTAGATGTTCGTCTTTCCATTCTTTAAACGGGAGTGTATCGACGATTGCTTCCACAACAGCTTTGTCATCGAGTACAGGGCTAAGATGCTTAAAACGAGGGTCCCAACTAGCATAGGAATCACAGCCAGTGTGCACAAGAGGCAAGTCATTATAATTTTTAAAGCTATCCGCTTTAATCGCGATAACGTTTCTTTCATCACTTTTTTCACCTTTCGGCATACCAAACCCGTCACAAGTAAAGTTGCAACCGAATGTTCTTAAAAAGACTGAGGGTACACCCATATAGCGACCTTCACCCTGAATACTATAAAATAGTTCTGATATTTTCAATTTTGCCATCATATCTCCGAGAATTTATACTACATATTATATAGTGTTTAGTCATCAAGGTCAAGCGGATTTTCGATATCATCTTGAACTTTTTTAGCCTTTTTCGGAATGTTCATTACCCGTTTTTCAATGTCAACGGTATCCATTTGTCTTTTTAAGTAATCTAAGAATTGTGTACCAAATTCACCATTATCATGTTCCTGTAATATTAATGAATCAATATCCATATTCTCAATTAATTTGTATTTGGTTGCTTGTTGTTTTTTCTCTTTTTGGATACGACGAATAAACGCAAAGTAAATAATCTGCGTATAATAAGCAAATGGATTAGATGATTTTGAAGGATCAAATTTAACAACAGCAGTTAGACAATTTTCAATCCCATCAGAAATCATATCATCTTTAAAAGTATAATTGATAAAATTAGACTTGTATGATAAGTGTGTTGCAATCTTAATAAAACATTCGCCAATGTATCTAGAAACTACCGGAGGTTCCTCGCCTCTTGCTGCAGCTTCATCTACACTTTGTCGATATTCTATAAGTGCTTGTAAGAATTTTTTATTGTCTACATAATGTGACGATACCGGCATTGTCTTTTTAGTGGACAAGTTTTCCGCGTCTAATTCTGGGGGTGTTGCTACTGTTTTCATGGTTATCTTCTTTTTCAATTTGGTTATCAGATTCTTCAACTTCAAGATCTTCGGCTGTCATTCTTTCATTTAATTCAGCTTCTTTGCGATCTTGAACATACTTAATATAATTATCTTTCAATGTATCTTTAACATTAGCAGCTAATATAATATAATGTACAGGTATTTCATAAAACTCATCATCAGATAAAGCAAGCCAGGGAGACAACGTATATGATTCCATTACGCCTGCTCCAAACGGAGTTCTTACTTGATTCAAGACCATTGGATCCTGAATAAATATACTCTGTTTATCTGTCAATGATAAGTTCTCTTCAGTTTTACAAACTATGTCTTCACCGCTGTTAAGTTTTAATAGTTTATATGTTTGGTTCATTGTAGTTTTACTTTTATTAGTTTGTATTCAAAATGTTCATCGTTATAGATTTTGATTCGTTCTATCATGTGTAATAAAGTATAATTCTTTTTAGACTTCCAAGTCAAATCATCGCCTATATCATATAAGTTACAACTACTTTTAGTTTCACTTGTTCTCAATCCCCTGCCAATCGATTGCAAATTTCTAATCCGAGATTTAGAGGGAGATGCAAAAATAATATTATGTAGGTTTTTAATATTTATTCCTGTTGAGAAAGTCCCATATGATGCTACTATTATAGCATTATTTTCCTTTTCTGTCAATGCTCGAATTTGTTCTCTTTGTTCCGTATCTGTCCCACCATAAACAAAAAACACCTTTCGATTTTCGGCTTTATCATTAATCATTTGATATAGATTTTTACCGTGTTTTTCAACATACTGAAATAGGACAAGACTGTTGCCTTCTTGCTTTAGAGTCAAATTACGAATAAATTTATTCCGAGGTTCATGTTGTACTAGAAAATCCATTTCTTCTTGATATGTCTTTCCTTTGAGAGACTTTTTAATCTCATCCGAATAGTCTAATATTAAATTATATATTTGTAAATCAGCTAAAGTTTTACTTGCAATAAGTTTCTTAGTTGTAGTAACTTTATAAACGGGCCCAAATAATCCTTCAAGAACTAATTTATGTGTCTGAGTACCATCTAATGTTCCAGTAGTACCTATACGATAAGGTGCGCCTGGACATTTATTTAGAATACCTGTTAGTGATTTGGCCTTAAACAAATGCGCTTCATCTCCATAAATTGCCTGAAAATCATCAAAGAAT